CTACGGAAAAGCCAGCTGAGCCTACGGAAAAGCCAGCTGAGCCTACGGAAAAGCCAGCTGAGCCTACGGAAAAGCCAGCTGAGCCTACGGAAAAGCCAGCTGAGCCTACGGAAAAGCCAGCTGAGCCATCTGCGGTGGATGTTGGAGACGACACTTTGGCGGGAAGGCTGCACGGCGCTAAGACCGTGCAGGATGTGGTGCGCGGCGTTGTCGAGGACGGGTCCGTAGAGAACGACTTCGCCAGTATCCTGGCGTGGTGCAAGGGCAACAAGGGAAGCATCCCACGGCTGTCTAAGTTGACAGAGGCCAAGTTCGATAGTGCCGTGAAGCGCGCCTACACGATGGTGTCCGCATGAGCATAACTAGGGAGTGGCCAACCGCGCGGGCGGAGTACATAGATGGGTACAGGGACAAGAAACTGTGACCAGCATTTTCAGCAAAGAGAAGAATCGTGTTGTAGTAGGCAAGCCGCCGCGGCTTGACCTACTGCAGGCCTTGATGGCTGGGTCAGTTCCATTTTCTGTCTTGGTGTGCCGCGACTACTACCTACGATCAACCAGTAGGAGGATGATGGGCTGGCCCCAGTGGATGCGGGACTTAAGCGAAAGTGACTTGAACGATAATCCTCGGCAAGATATGGAGTACTAGTTAGTTGCGGTCGCTTCCACTGTACCAGGACGACCTTCTCGCGGTTGAGAAGGTGGACCCACGAGCGCAGAACCTGTCGTGCCGGGAGTGCGGCATGGGCGGCTCAGGTGCCGCCACGTGCATGTTCCCTAGGCAGTCAGGCAAGTCCGATGTGATGGTCGTGGGGGAGTCTCCCGCCACATCTTACGCTCACGCGGGTGAGCCGTTCGCCGGCGGGGCTGAGCTCAAGGTACGCCGCAAGATCCTCAAGTACGGGAAGACGGTTACGTTCGACTACGCAGTCAAGTGCTCGGGCCGTCCTAAAGACCATTCCGAGGTGCAGTGTCGCCCGTATTTGTACAGGACGTTTCTGGACTGCTCCCCTGAGCGCGTTATTCTGATAGGGAAGACGGCGCAAAGAGCGTTCCTGGGACGCGCGTACAACGCAACCTTGGTGCGTAAAGGATATGTCACTACCTATGACGGGGTGCCCGTGTTCTGTCTGCCGGATCTGTATGAGGTTGTAGACAACAAGGTTCTGAAACGGTGGTTCTCGGAGGACCTGGACTGGGCTATGACGGACGACACCACGCCCACGCCCTACGATGGTGTCTGCCGTATTGTGGAGACTGTGCACGACGCTAGGACCGCCTGCGAGATCATACGCGAACACGGTGTAGCGGCGGTCGACGTCGAGACGTACGGGGATATGTATGGCCCCGAGTACAAGGTGGTGGTGCTAGCCGCGGCGTACCTAGGTGCTGATAGTGCCTGGGTATGGCCCGAGGAGGCTATGGTGGAGCCTGACCCTAGGTTAGAACCTCTGCGCGAACTCCTTGCGGAGGTTCCGATCGCTGCGCACTCCGCCGACACGGAGTACAGGGCCATCGGCCGCTACTTCGGCGTAGATGTAGGCCTGAAGTACGACACCAAGGCCTCGAGCAAGTTGATGTACCCGGACGGGCCGGCCGACCTTGACCTTGTGTCGGCGCACGTAGGCATGGGTGGTCACAAGCACGAGGCAGCCATTGACCTTGCCGTAAAGGGCAAGGTACTAGCGGGCCTGCGCAATGCGGCCAACAAGCCTGTCGTCACGGAGTGGGGCATAGAGATACGCATCGACAAGAACGGGCGCAAGTCTAGGCGGAATGTCCCGAAGGAGACTAGGGAGCCCGCTCTGTCCGAGCAGATAGAGCAGATCCGAGTGGCCTGGGATAAGCCTAGGACGATCAACAAGCAGAAGGACACGTACAAGAACCTAGCCAACTGTGAGTTGACTGAGGACTGGATAAACGCCGCGCTCAGCAGCTCTCACGTTAAGACGTACACGTACGGGCTCATGGACAGGGAATTGTGCATGCGATACTGCGCGCTGGACGCAGTGGTGTGTGCTAAGAAGGTGCTACGAGATGATGCCATTTACGCCGTCAAGGAGATGGCGCCCATACGTCAGACGTACCACGAGATCATCATACCAATAACGAGTGTGGCGGCGCGTATGATGAACAACGGCCTGCTAATAGACCAGGACGCTCTCGGCACGTTCGAGTCTTTCCTAGACGACAAGATCTCAGAGTACGCTGCCAAGATAGATGAGTACTGCCCCGGCATAAACCCTGGCAGCGATGACCAGGTGAGAAAGTTCCTGTACGAACCCAAGGCCCTAGGAGGGTTGGGTCTCCCCATTCTGAAGAAGACAAAAGGAGGCAAGACTGGTACTAACAAGAAGCCAGCGGTTGATGGCACCACGCTAGGTAAACTGAAGGACGAGCATCCAGTAGTCGAGTTGTTGGCCAGTTACGCCGAGGTGACCAAGCTGCAGTCCAACTACGCTCGAGGTCTACGCCCGCACATAGCTGACGACGGACGCATACACTGCTACCTGAACGTGACGGGCGCAGGGACGGGACGTTGGACTTGCTCCAAGCCTAACATGCAGACTTTGCCTTCGCGTAAGCAGTACTCGAAGATGGCCAAGATGCTGTACGTTGCGCCTACCGGGTACAAACTGGTGGCGCACGACTTCAGCACGTTGGAGGTTCGCGTCGCGGCCCACAGGTCCGGCGACAAAGTCATGTTGGAGTTGCTCAATACCAAGGACTCCAGAGGCAACTACCTCGACTTTCACCTGGAAACAGCCAAGGGTATATCCCCGCTAGTCTGGGGAAACTCGTTGCAGGACTGTGGCTTTGGCTACACGTTCGATAGTTTGCGGCGCGAACTTGGTAGCGAGGAGGCAGCACAGGCAGACCTTCGCTGGAAGGTTTTGGCTGACGAGATATCACGGCGCCGTAGCGTGGCCAAGCAGATTAACTTCTCGCTGATCTACGGCCAGGGCACCGACACGCTTGCTGAGAGTATAGGCTGCTCTACGGATGAGGCTGAGAGAGCCAAGGAGGCTATCCTGGGCAGGTTCAAGCAATTTCGAGACTGGATGGCGGCACAGGTGCGCGCGGCTCACAAGGACGGCGGTGTGTGGGCCATGTGGCACGACAGGCGGTCACGGTTCCGCCACTTGCCTGACGTGGGCTACAGCGACAGGGTGCGCCAGGGCCACGGGGAGCGCTGCGCTTTCAACGCGCCTGTCCAAGGGGAGGGGTCCGACTTCAACACGACCGCGCTGATCGAGATCGATAGGTGGCTAAAGGAGTCTGACTTCGACGCGCAACTAGTCCTGGCCGTGCATGACTCTAACTTGGCCGAGGTTAGGGAGGACCTGGTAGAGGAGTACTCCAGGAATGTGTCGAGAATCATGTCCGACCATCCCGGCTATAGCGTGCCCATTCTGGCCGATGCCGACGCAGGAAGCGCATACGGCGCTATGGAGAAGTTGGTGCTGGCGGCATAAGTAAGCTGGAGAAGTACGTCAGGAACAGGAGACGTCAACCATGAGGAACCGGTGGCCAAAAGAAATGCCATATTACGGGCCCAGCAACTTCGCGCATGAAGGCTGGTGTGTCGCAAATGAAGGCTGGTGTGTCGCAACTGACGGGGGCGTTGTCGCCCGGGTACCACCAAAAGACCTTGAGGCGAAAGGCTGCGGCTCTACGTGTTGCTTGGTCGGAGCGGTGCGCCACGCGTTTGGGTTGCCTGCCTATCCCGGTAGCGGAGGACCACTGCCAGAGCAAGGCAAGAAGTTTCTGCGGAAGGTGTGCGAGAACCTGGGCCGGCCAATTCCGGAGGACACTTTTGACGTTGAGTTTGCGGCCTCGGACGCCTTTGAGGGCAACGCGCACAATACGGGGACGGTGCCTGATTTTCAACACCTAAGCGAGATCACACCAGCGCAAGCCTCTCGAGCATACCGCAAGGCGCTGCAGCACTTTGGTTATACAGAGGATGCGTAGTATGATCGTATCGTTCGTCGTAGGGCTAGTGACGGTCGCTATACTGCTTTCGCTATTCCTAGGCGTTGGACTAGCGACTTACCACACAGTGTGCGTCGTGGCTGAGTGCGGTTACGCTCAACCTAGCTACGGAGGCATAGTTACAGTAGGCGCCCTGGTTACAGCCGCGGTACTGTTAGTGGCTGTTGCCGTAGGCGCGCTAGGAGAGTTAGTTCTGGCAGCGATCAGAAGTGTGCCCAACAAGGACAGTACGCGTGGCGAAAATACACGGCGAAGAATTTCCTGATCTTTTAGTAGACTCTGTAACTATAGACGACAGCGATCTGACGTCTGAGTACTGCAGGTTGCCTAGTGACATGGCTTACTTTGCGCGGCGCCTGGCCGAGACAGAGGAAACTTTCCTTTGCCGCAAAGCTGAGTTAACCCAAGCGCAGTCGGAGGGCTACGTGGCAGAGGTCAGGCTAGCGGCATCCAACGGCAAGAAGAAGCCCAGCGACGTACTCATACAGGCGTCAGTGGAATGCCTGGAGACAGTGCGCCAGGCTCACTGGGCACTGGCGGATGCAGCGCGAGAGCGCAAGGAACTCCAAGGAATCCTTGACGCTATCTCTGCCAAGAGAGACATGCTAGTGCAACTAGGCGCCGCCCGTCGGCAAGAGATGAAAGCAGGGATAGCGTAAGTAGCCGCTTCCAGTAAGGGTGCAGAGATGACAGACAACTTTTCAGAGTACAGCATTCTAGACAACGTCGACGCCGTCGACGATGCAGCCGCGGCATCAGACGAGGCCACTACTCCTATTCTGAAGCTGAAGAATCCCGGGCACATCTACCGCTATCGACTTCTGCCCCCGAGCCCGGCGTGGGCAGAGTTCTTCAACGCTAAGAAGCTGCGGCCTACGCCGTTCTTCTTCTACTGGAAGCACCTGTACCAGGATCCAGAGACAAGCCGTTGGATCTCGTACGCCTGTCCGCGGCGTAACCCAGGGGCCAAGCGAGACTGCCTTGACTGCGAGCGTGCGTTTGCCCTCTTCGCAACCGGGAAGCCGGCAGACAGGAAAATGGGAAAGCAGGTTTCAGCCAGCCGTAGTGTGGTCTTCTGTGCCATCGACCGGGAGGATGAGGATGCAGGTCCCAAGATCGTGGAGCTGTCCGCTCCGTACACGAACGACCCCGATAAGCTGAAGGATATGCCACTCACTCAGTGGCAGAAGCTCGAGAAGTTGTTCCGTATCTACAGGAAGGACATCGTGGACCCTAGCGAGAAGGGTTGGGACGTCACTACGCTACGCGAGGGTAGCGGCGAGCAGGGTACGTCGTACGATTTTCAGACCGCAGATGCGCCTTGCCCGCTCAGCCTTGACCCAGAACAGGTCAAGGACTGGATCCTTGCGCAGCCGGACTTGCCGCGGCGTATCGCGGTACTATCCGACGACGAGATTCGGCGCAAGCTACGGCTACCCCCCGTCGGCGGGACTGTGTCGCAGGTGGACCCCGGCCGGCAGCTTCCTGCCGGACCCGCGGGTGAGACCGCGGGCGACATCATCGACGCTGAGCTAGCCGGTGATGATGACGACTGGTAGGGCCAGAAAGTTTGTGCCAAAAACGGGCACAGACTCTTGGACTATACTTAGCTTGTGCCAGGACTCCTGCACAGGACACCCAGCCGGCCGGGTGTGAAAGGCCGGTACCTTTACGTATGGCGAAGACCAAGAAAAAAGAGACAGCGTGCACTAGCGTGCTGGACGCGATCAACAAGAAGTACCCCGGCGCTATCTCCGGGGAGACTCGCGCGGTTGACGTGGTGAGCACCGGGTCTGTTAGGCTGGACAAGGCCTTAGGCGTGGGTGGGTGGCCGCGTGGACGCATCTCCGAAGTGTACGGGATCGAGTCCAGCGGCAAGACAACGCTGTGCCTGCATGCCGTAGCGGAGGCGCAGAAGGCGGGTCTACGTTGCGCGTACATAGACGCCGAGCACTCCATGGACACAGCGTACGCCGCGGCTATCGGGGTTGACGTTGACGCGCTGATCCTGAATCAACCAGATTACGGAGAACAGGGCCTCGAGATCTGCGACATGATCGTGCAGTCAGGTGAGTTCGGCCTGGTCGTGGTGGACTCCGTTGCCGCCTTGTCCCCCAAGGCGGAACTAGACGGAGAGGTCGGAGACTCCCACGTTGGCCTCCAGGCGAGAATGATGTCTCAGGCACTTCGGAAGATGACAGCAGCAGCCCACAGGGGTAACTGCGCGATCATATTCATAAATCAGCTTAGAGCAAAAATAGGCGGGATGGGATTTGGGCCAAAAACCACCACCAGCGGAGGTAACGCACTCCGGTATTACGCTTCTGTGCGCGCTGACATCAGGCGTATCGGTAGTGTTAAGAGCGGAGAGACTGTGGTGGCTAACCGCACCCTCGTGAAAGTGGCCAAGAACAAGGTGTCGTCCCCGTATAAGGAGTGTGAGTTCGACATAGCGTTCGGCACCGGCATAGACAAGGCCGGGGAACTTTTTGAGATGGCCATAGATGCGGGTGTAGTGAAACAGTCTGGGTCATGGTTCTCGTACGGAGAGACCAAGCTTGGCCAAGGACAGGTCAACGCCAAGGAGGCGTTGGTTGCTGACGCTGGGTTGATGGCTGCTGTTGTCGATGCTGTCAAAGGACACCCCAATTGTGACTAAGTTGCAGGAACACTACTTACATGACCTTCGCCCAGTACGCACAGAGGTTTTGTGCGACTGGAAGTGGGGTACGTGGGAGCGCTGGTACTACAAGACTCTGAGCGGCCCCCTGGCGCTAGACTTCAAGTTTCATACGTATGAGGGGGTGCAGGGCGCCGTGGGGCCGTTTATACCAGGATCTCCGAGATGAACCGCAACGGCCTGTACCTTATTGCTGACGTGCACCTAGGGAACCACCACCGCCTTCAGAAGATTGGCGGAGTATTTCAGGCTGGTCTGAACGCGCGCGCCCGGGAGATCCGGGATGTCCTGGCCAATGCCTGCCATACTGTCGGTGGCGGGCAGTTGGTCGTTGCCGGAGACCTGTTTGACACGGCAGACCCAATACCAGAACTAGTGTCTGCCGCCATGGACCATCTGCCGGAGGGGACCGTACTCATACCCGGAAACCACGACCAGACATCGTGGGACGCGGGGCACAACGCACTTGGACCCCTAGCGAACGGCGGGCACTACGTATGGGAAAGACCGGCCGCTCTAGATGCGGGGGGAGGTCTTGCGATTGTAGTTGTGCCGTTCCGAAACAGCCCCACAGCGCAATATCTAAGGGATTCTCTGGACGGGTTGGACGTACCTGCGGCTGAACGAACCTTGCTCGTGGGCCATTTCGGTATCGAGGACGGCAAGACACCGGCTTATCTGCACGGGAGTCGCACAAGCGTGGGTCTGGCAGAACTCGTGAAGATCCTAGGCGAGTACGGGATTGACGACTGCGCCGCGGGGGACTGGCACGAGCACAAGATGTGGCAGTTAGGCGGGCATCGAGTCACTCAGATAGGCGCGCTGGCCCCCACCGGTTGGGACAACCCAGGGCTAAAGGGATACGGCAGCCTGATCAAGTGGGACGCTGAGGGCTTTCACAGGCAGGAGGTGCCAGGCCCCCGTTTCGTGGCCGACATTGTAGCTGAGTCTCCGCCTGGCTACAGGTACTACCGCCGGGTCACCGTAAAGGACGTCAAGGAGGCCAGGGCGTATAAGGACGTGGAAGACACGGAGGTGGTTTTTGACCGTAAGGCGGTAGCCGAGGCCAGCAAGAAAGCCGCGGTCTCTGTGAGGAGTACAGCCAACCTGAGCGAGCGTATACAGGTCTACTGCCAGGAAACTTTGTCCTCAAGCATGGCCCCGCTAGTCCAGGAAGCGGTGCTCAGCTGCGTAGCGGAGGCGAGAAAGTCGTCATGAAGGTAGCAAGCGCAGAACTGAATGGAGTAACTACGCACGTTAGTACCGTACTGAATTTGCCGGACAAGGGGCTGGTGCTAATTACGGGAACGAACGGGTCCGGCAAGTCCAGCTTTCTGTCTGCCGTAGCGCATACAGTGTGGGGAAAGTCTCTCTCAGGAGCCAAGCTGTGGAGCGGCAAGAAGGGCTACACCGCGGCGAGCATCGACGGGGTTCGCTACCAGAGATCTCAGAAGAAGCCCAAGATCACCTGGGAAGGGGCTGCGGACTACGAGTCTGACAAGCATGCCCAAGACGAGTTGAACAACAGGTTCGGGGAGTTCTCGCACTGGCGCAGGTCGTGCGTAATTTCCAGTACGGATGTGGACTCGTTCGCCACCGCCACCGACGCTGAGCGCAAGCGTTTCCTGGAGGACGTGGCGGGCTCCGCGCTACTGGAACGCGCACATCGCGTGGCCCTGGACAGTGTCCAAACCACCGACTCCTCGTTGAAGCACGAGCTCGCTGCGGCCAGTTCCTATGCTAGTTCGGTCGCTAGGCTGGAGTCTTTGCTGTCGTCGAAGCTTCCAGAGATGCCAGCGGACCTCGAGGAGTACACAGATATACCTGACCCTGATGTGGACAAGGAGCGCAAGTCTGCCTTGGAGGCGCGTGTGCGCGAGATCCAGCAGGTGGCGCGTACAGCGCAGAGAGACATGGACGACTTGAGCCGGGCCATGCAGCGGGCTAAGTCAGATGGCGAAGCCGCCAGGAAACGCGCAGAGGAGGCGCAGACATCCCTGGATAAGGCGCACGATGGGGAGTGCCCAACGTGCGGACAGACCCTTCCGGCCCCCGAGCGGTTGATCACGAAGTTCCAGACCGACATGGACAGTGCCAAAGCGTTGTTGGCCGAGTGCCGTATCAAGTACGCCGCGGCCAAGGAGGAGGCAACAGAAGTAAAGGAGGATTTTACTTCCTTGCAGGGCACGGTGGCCGAGGTCAATGCGGAGTTGCAGGAGATCACCGCGTTAGAAAGGGAGTGGCGGGCCAGGCAGGCTGCACAGAAGCGGGCTGACGCGGAAGTGCGGCGGGCCCAACAGGCCGTGCAGGCCGCGCACGAGCAGCGCGCTAAAGCCGAAGCTCAACTGCGCGAAATACGCGAGTTGTCCAGTGAATCCGCGGACAAGGTACGCGGGTTGGAGGACAGCCTGGAGGTGGCCAAGCAAGCCGCCAAGGTTCTGTCCACCAAAGGCGTGCGCGCCCACATTTTGGACGACTTGATCAGGGCCATTCAGGACGAGGCTAACACTTGGCTGGCCGTGATCTGCGGAGACCGGTTGAGCCTTGAGTTGCGCGCCTTCGGCGAGAAGGCAGACGGAGGAGTGAAGTCCGAGGTCAGTTTTGCTGTGAGTGGAGCAGGCGGCGGGCACGGTTACAAGGCGAGTTCCGGAGGAGAGCGCCGGCGGATAGACATCGCCATCACTCTGGCTCTGGCGCTCGTATCCGAGGCATCCTCGGGCCGCGACGGGTCCACCATATGGCTTGACGAGCCACTGGACTCTCTTGACCAGGAGGGCGTGGACGCTGTCATGCAGGCGCTCAGGTCCCTAGCAAAAGACCGTTGCGTTGTACTGATCTCCCACGCCGACGTAGACAAGGTTGACCAGTGGTGGCGCGTAGAGCGCTCGGGTGATAAAGCGTCTCTGGTGCGTGTCCACTAGAAACTTGCCGTCCGTTAGATGGCCGTGCTAAGCCTGGCCTATTGTCTGACTACGGAACAGTATGGATCTTTATCCAAAGGCCCGACGAGCACAGGCCAGAGTTACTGACCCTAGATGAGTACTTGAACGCGCGCGGGCCCCACACGCGTTTGAAGGTCACGCGCTCGCTTAGAGAGATGGTGGAGTTCCATGCGCGGCGAGTAGGGTTGGCGGACCGTCGCAAGGTGTCGGAGAAGGAGCTTGACCGCATGACCAAGAGTTTGGACCGGGTGAAGGGCAAGGACGACTACGGGCCAGACCGCGAAGCTTGGGACCTTGTCGACGATATGAAGAAGGGTTCATACCCGTTCGTGTGAGCCATGGCCAGGGTACTAGCATTCGATATAGCGCTAAGGTTTGGTTGGTCCGTAGTGGATGACGGCGTACTGGTCGCGTCTGGGTACGTCCTGGTCAAGGGGAAAGAGATAGGGCCACGGTATCTCAATGCTTACAGCGCGTTTGCAGAACTACTGGACGAGTCCAAGCCTGACTTTGTGGCTGCGGAGAGAGTGAACTTCTCGAGGTACAGACTGGCGTACGGGTCATACAGATCTCTACGGGCCGTATTACTGTTAGCCTGCGAAGAGCGCGGGTTGGACGTCGTGGAAGTAGACGTCAAAGCCCTCAAGGAGTTCTGGGCGGGCAAAGGTAGTGCGTCCAAGGCCGACATGTGCGAGAAGGCGCGACGCCGGACAGGCGTGTCGGTCTACACCGAGGAGGATGGCGGTCTTCCAGGCGAGGAAGACCAGGCCGACGCCATCGCCGTTGGGTTCTGGGCCGATGAGCACTACGAGACATAAACAACGAGAGAAAGTACTTTGTCACCGTGGGGCAACCACGGCGGAGGTTCGAATGACGAGATCTATCTGTTTTTCAGTTTTGCTGGCCTTGGCTGGCTGCTCTAGCACCATGCACCGGGTCGCCGTAAACGGCGAGCGGATCCTAGTGGCAGGAGACCAGGCCTGGGGTGAGTACGTGGACGATGTCCTCGAGCGCTGCGCAGCGGCCGCCACAGACGCGGCCACGTGGGAGGCCTGTATAGCCGACACCCGCGATGTGGACGAGAAGATTGGCAAGGCACTGACTGCTTCGGTGAAGGCCCTACGCGTCTACTGGAAGGCGGCGGCCGCACAGGACCGGGCCGGCATGTTGTCCGCCTTGAAAGAACTAGCCATCGCGGCACAGGACCTTCCGGACGAGCAGTTCGGCGGTATCAAAAGCCTTCTTTCACGCTTTCTCTAGGAAGTAACGGAGCACACAAATGGGCGTACTCACATCAGTAGTCAGTGTCCTGGGCATCCTTGCCAAGATGGTCGAGCAGATCCGCGAGGGTATCCAACAGGGTGTCCCCGAGAAGGAGATCCTAGCCAGGTTGGCCGACCCGAACGGCGTGGGCCAGGAGATCCTGGACGCGGTCAAAGAGCGCGCGGACAAGTTCCAGAACCCGTTTCTGCAGGACTAGGCCATGTCAGACGAGCGTAGGCAGGTTCCGGGGTTCCCCAGTTACTACGTCACGTTGGGCGGAGTTCTGTTCGTAGAGACAGTGTTTGGCGGCGTTTCTGTGCACAGGAGGGTTCCTTCCAGGCCTAGCGGGAAGGTTCTCCTGGTACACGGCAACCACACGAAGTCCGCCGCCGTGGATGACCTGGTGCGCCAGGCCTTCCCGGAGTGTGTTTCCGCCCAAGCCGGGGTGGTCAACAAACTCGAGCTGAACGCGGTTGACGACGAGGACTTACGGCTTATGTTGGAGATGGAAGCCGAGGAGGGGGACGATGATGATGACAATGACAGCGAAGATTCTTGATATCGCGGACTTTGTGGCCGACAAGTGCATTGTAACGGCCGTAGACGTGGCGAAAGAGTTCGGGTTGTCCCTGGACGCGGCGTCCGCGCTTATGGAAAGTCTTCCCTTCGACACAGAGGAGGGTCTTGGAACCTACTCTCTCAAGAGCACCGTAGATGACTTCATCTCTGAGGTTGACTGCGACGAGCTGGTATCCAACAGGGTGTCAGCCTTGGGTCTGCGCTTGGACGGCGACTTCCGCAGGAAGATTGTGGAAGGTATGGTAGATATACACGAAAAACTGCTTTCCATAGAGGAAAAGGTAGACGAGATGGCAAAAGGCAAGACAAGGCCAGGAGTGCGCCGACGGCGGCGCGGAGAACTACTGCAGCCAACTCCGGGCGATACGCCTGAGTTGCTCGAGATTCGTAGAGAGGCCGGCGCAGAGATCGCCAAGGCCCACGCGACAGGCGACCGTAAGGTTTACCAAACCACGTACCAGCGTTGGTACCAGCGGGTGAAGTCCGCAGAACGGCGCGCCGGCATTGGCGTGGAAGCCGAGGCCGAGCCAGGTAATGCCAGCATCAACTCTGCCGAATGTGAGAAAACGGACAGCGCAATTTCTGCGGGGTAAGTGCGCGTAATGAGCATTTTCGAACGAGTATCAAAGCGGGCGCGGCGCCGTTACTGGGAAGTAAGGCACGGCCAACCCTCCGACGACACTTTCCCCTCTGAGCAGGTCGAGTCGCTAATGGCAGCCGTGTGCGAGGTCCTGGAGGAAGAACTGTCTGCTATGCGCGCAGACATAGCCCTCGGCGCCCCCCACTTGCGCGCGTTCAGGGGCTGACCGCTATGCCGGACGACCCAAAAAGCGAGCTCGACTACATCTGCCAGGTGCTAGTGACATTCGAGGACTTCCTGCAGAAAAGGAAGTTCGTGGACGCAAGAGCTGCGCTGTCTTACCTATTGGTGGCAGAAGTTAGAATAGAGAGCGGAGTGCCTGTAGGTCATGCGGGGCCAGACATGGCAGAATACGCTATGGAAGTTCTGGACAAAGCTTTGAAAGACATTGCTTCCGAGTTTGAGCGGCGTGTTGCGTTGAACTAGAATGTTGTAGTCAGAATGTCTCCTCGGAAGAAAAAGAAGCGCGCGCGAAATTGGCACGCGCTAAACGCGATACTGAACAGACCCGTGGGCAGGTTCAAGGATCAGCGCAAGGAGAATTCGCGCCTGGCATGCCGCGGGCGGTTTTGTCGAGACAAAGATCAGTAGTCTCGCTTATTGTTACATAGACTACATATAAACCATGCCGATGATCAACGAACAAGACATCATTTCTCAGGGAACACGGCTGGACGGGGGCACTAAATAATGGCCGGCCAAACTCAATACTTCGTCGCTGCTTATGACAACGAGGCCTCAGGACCTTTCCTCGCTGAGGGAGCATCGCTCACCTGGCCGGGCGGGACCGGCTTCGTCGTCACTGTCGTGGACGACGGCGCCACAGGCAAACTCCAGTGCGCGCTGGTCAGCGGGGACATCCCCACCAACGACGAGCAGCTGACGCAGGGCAGCACCACGGCCGATACAAACGGGCCGGCGCCAAACGGTGACTCTGAGTTGATGCTCTACCCCGCGTATGCGCGCGTCGACCTGGCCGTGGCGGCCAGCGGCGTTACGACGTGGACGGGCCCAGCGCTGGGGGCTACGCACTCGCTCTTCTACGACGGACAGACGTCGAACGTGGTGGTCGGCGAGATTTTGACGTTCCAAGACGGCCAGCAGTGTGAGGTCGTCACCGTCGAGAGCGACGCCGGCGCCTCCGGCGAGCTGAGCGTCCGTTGGATCTCGTTTGTGGACACGCTTGGGTTTCCCGACGACGACGACACGTTCACCGGTGACATCGCCGGCGATGGCGTGCTCAACGGGGTGGTCCACCCGCGCGCCTATACCCCACTGCACCTTCACCGTCTGTACAGTGACCTCAACGACGACCGCGGCCCCGCGGGCGATGACTTCCTGGCGGTGTACGACCCAGACGCGTCGGCCAAGGACACCGACCAGATCGTTCGCCTTTTGAACGTCACGGTGACCGATGAGGTCGTGCAGCACATGTACGGTGGCTCGGTCGAGCAGGATGACGGTGACACGCTGTATTCGGGTTGGAATGTTCAGCTCGTTGACCCCGACGCCCTGACCGCCCCTGTGCTGATTCAGAACGACGCGATCATCACTGACTACTGGGGCAACTCATACAACCCCGACTCGATTGCTGGTCGAGTTCGCCTGATGGTCAAGACCCGCAGTGACGGCGTGGACATCGACGGCAAGCGCGTCAAGGGCAAGATCCTGCGCTACGGCCACGCCTACTTCGAGGGCAGCACCACACTCGGCACTGCCACCACCGCGCTGACCCTGTTCACCAGCGTGGACACAAACAACCAGACTGTAGAGGGCACCGTAGCCGGCGCCCCCTACAACACGGTCGTGGTCGATGAGGGGTACCAGCTCGTCGACTTCAACAACGGTAACGGGGCCACCCCGTTCGCGTTGTCGTTCGATCTCGGGTCGGCCACCAAGGCGCAGTCTTATGAGCGGTGGAAGTACATCCAGCGCGAGGGTACTTCGGAGACACTGTTCGGGCGCAATGCCCAACTGGTCACCGGCGTCACGCTCAACTTCGCCTACCAGAACGAGGTGGGTGGCCCGTTCAGCGAGAACGAGGTCGTGGCATGGGGCACCGAGGTCCCCTACACGGGAGAGTCCGGCGGGCCGTTCACGGTTGGCAATGTGATTGTGGGGGATTCGTCCGGCGCGCGTGGTCGGGTCATCTACCTGGACGACCAGGGTACTACGGGCACACTGATCGTTGCGCAGGACGCCGGGGGCACCCCGTTCAGCAACACTGAGGCGTTCACTGAGTATGCCGACGGAGTTGCCACGGGAGCCACCGGCACTACAGGCGCCGTGGTCACCAACTCCGCCTTTGGCCGCGGCCTGCTTATGGCGCTCGACGACGCGGGCACAACGGGAAATCTGTATCTCCAGTCCCTGATCGGCCTGACCCCCTCCAACGGGCAGACGCTTTTCGGGCAGACCAGTCTGGCCACATGTGACGTGAACGGCAGCCCGTCCACGCGCGTGATCAACAACCAGTACGTCGGTGTGTTCACCGGTGCCGACTTTCAGACCAACTTTGGCATCGCACTGGACCCGTCTGACGCGGGCGCCAGCGACCGGCTGCTCAACCTGCTCGGAGTTCAGCAGGCCCCGCCCAACAATCAGCAGGGACAGGTCACCGGCGGCAACGCTGGAGACTACCTCACGGTGTACCCATGGGACGGCTCCACGCAGGATGTCAACGGGTTCGCGGAACCCAACTTCGACGAGGCTACCCTCACATCTGCGCTTACTGCTGGGGCGAGTACATCCGTGGAAGTGACTTCGATCCCGGCCAATACCCCCGCCGCTGGGTTCCTTCGGGTCGAGCGAGACAGCGACAACGAGCTGGACCTGCTTGAGTACAGCTCGTGGTCTGGGACCACGTACACGCTCGTGGGTACGGCACCGAGCACTGCGTCGATCGGGAACAATGTGATGCGAGCCCTGATCGATAAGCCTTGGTCCACCACCGGCGTCCCCGAGAGCTACACGGCCGTCCAGACCGGAAGCAACCAGGTTACGATCACGCTCAAGCGCGGCGGTGTGAGTCCGATCAAGCCGTCCCACGGTACGGCTACGTTCGGGTCGTCTGGCTTCACCAGCGCCGTGCAGAGGATCTCGGATGCATGAAGCCCAAGTCCTTTGGCGTTTGCCTTCATTTTGAGGACAACGACCGTGACGTGTGGTCAGGCCGCCCGGTCGACTTGGACGCTTGGCGATACGCGCTGCGGGCGTTCGGCGGCAACCGCCTCGCGGTGGTGAACCTGACCGGCGCCGAACTGGCCGTCCACGACGAGCATCTGCGCTTCGAGCAACACGCGTCCCTCGAGGAGTTCGTGGATCTCCACGAGAAGGAGCATCTAGTGTTCGTGGAGCTTGGGGGGCCCAACCTACGCGACTTCTCGCACCCCGGGGACTGCTGGTACGTGTTCGGGGGAACGTCGGTGACGCTGCCTCGTGCCGATATCACGGTCCCCACGTGTGGTGTGGTGCTCCACCCGGTCCATGCGGCGCAGATCGTGTTGTGGGATCGCGCGTCCAAGGAGAGCGCATAGGTGGCCGCGCCAACGTGGGCGGTCGTGGGAACACGGCTTTCAGACGCAGACGCCCTAACAGGGTGGGACGCCGGCAACATCAGCACCGATGACCAGCCCGTGCAGGGTAGCTCACCGATTGGGCAAAAGATCAGCGGCACTTTGGCGGGGTTCGGCTACACCCACGGGTCCACATTCGACCTGAGTGGCGCCGACCGCCGATGCATGTACCTGTGGATGAACTGCCTGTCAGGCATCGACACTCTAGCCAACGGTGGCCTGCGAATGCGCGTGGGCAACGATACGTCAAACTTCAATGAGTATGACGTTGCGGGGTCGGACACATACACGGGCGGATGGCGGAAGCGCGCCGTGTCACCTCGGGCGACACCAGCCCGCACGACCGGGACCCCGAGTCTCACCGCTGTCGACTACTTCGCGGGGTTCTTCGATGTGGTCGTTTCGATCATGGGTAACTTCAACAACGCACTCGTGGACGCGTTGGACCTGCTCGAAGCGATCCGCATGACAGATGGGGACGGGACCACCCCCGGAACGTTCGTCCGGTTTCAGACATTCGACACAGGCACGCCAGCCAACCAGTACGGAGTGATCCGTGACGAGGGCGGCGTGTTCTTCATCCAGGGACGTCTGTACATAGGTGACGACAGCACCACCACACTGTTCGACGACCGCAGCGGAGCCGTGGTGGTGTTTGAGGACGCGCAGGTAGACACGGACTTCTACGAGATCCGGCTGACCGCCAGTGCGTCGCTTCAGCTCGGAGAGTTGTCGGGAGGAGCCCCGATCGCCGGCGCCACGATCCTCAGCTCCGGCCCCGCGTGGTATCTGAATCTGTCCGCCGGAACCGCGGACCTGTACGGGTGCACGTTCGGCCAGACGCGGATCTCCACGCTGACCAGCAACGTGACCGCGATCAACTGCGCGTGGGTGGAGGGGGGCACAATCACTGCCGATGGGGCCGACCTCACCGGGTCTCGCGTGATCAACCCCACCGTGGCAGCCGATGGGTCGGCCGTGGCTTGGAACGTGGCCACCGATCCCGACGGCCTGGTAGACGGCATGCTTATTCAGAAGGGGGCGGAAGCTCACCACGCGCTAGAGTTTGGCACGTCATCCCCAACAACTAGCATCACTCTGCGTGGCATCGACTTCATCGGATTCAACGCCAGCAACGCTCAGAATGACTCGACTTTCAACGTGCTGCGCACGTCCGGGACTGTGACGATCAACATCGTCGGGTGCACCGGCAACTTCTCATACAAGACCGCCGGCGCCGCAGTGGTGGTGGTTGAGGATCCGGTGACGCTCACAATCACGGCGGTGGACTCGCAGACAGGTGACCCGATTCAGGGTGCGCGCGCACTTGTCCTGGCGGGCACCAGTTACACAGGTGGGGATGCAGTGTCGATCACGCGCTCAGGCTCCACGGCCACCGTGGCCCACACATCACACGGGTTCGAAACAGGGGACCTAGTGCGGGTCCGTGGCGCGGTGGAGCAGGAGTACAACGGGATTTTCACGGTCACGGTCACCGGAGCCAACGAGTACACCTACACCGTCAGCGGGACCCCGGCGACCCCGGCCACGGGCAGCCCCGTGAGCGTCCTGGTGATTGTCGACGCGCTCACCAACGCAAGCGGCCAGGTCAGCGACACGCGCTCCTGGGGGTCCAACCAGGCGTTTGTGGGGCGCCTACGCCGCGGGTCTACGGCCCCCACGTACAAAACGCAGCCTGTGTCGGGCACAATCGACAGCGCCGCAGGAGCCAGCGCTACCGTGGCGTTGGTTTCTGACGCATGAGGTAGAACATGGCGATTGACGTTGATTGGGCCGGCAGCGACCCCACTAATCCCCACAGGATCTTCATCCCACGGGCTGACATGCCCGTCGTCCAAGCGTCTCCTGAGATCCGCGAACTGGACGTCGACCAGCTACGTTTAGACCTGCGATCGATAGAAGCCAACTTGACCGGGTCTCCGTGGCCGGAGACACACAAGCATCAGGCGGAGTCTGTGCTCAGCGGCACTACCTTCGCGCGGATTGTGGAGATCCTATCACCGTACCAGGTTGAGTTCGAGGATGGCCAGTACAGTGTTCGCGCTGTCGGGGCGAATCACAACCTGCTGGATGTCAAAGTGAACAATCAGGTCTCGCTCGCTGTGTTCCTGAGCTCGGGGCTGATCAACTCGCCAGAGATCCAGGATGCCAGTTTTGATGGCGTCGTTGCGGTCGATGTATCTTCCCCCTATTCTGGTGCTGCTTACCCTGTAGGTAGCCGCCGAAGGCCGGCAAACAACCTGGCTGACGCCGTGCTGATCGCCGATGCGCGCGGGATATCCGAGTTCGACGTCCGGGGCGACCTGACGATCAGCGGGGTAGACGTCGCGGGCTACTCGTTTGTCGGGAAAAACCACCATGTGACGATCACGGTGGACGCGTCGGCGGACACGACAGACTGCGCGTTCGAGAATGTGACATTGCAGGGGGAACTGAGCGGGCAGGCGCATGTGCGGGACTGTTTCTGCATCGACGTCATCAACGTGTCGGGGCACATCACATCCTCGTGCCTGCGCGGTACGATCACCGCAGCGCCAGGTGTGCTGCGGGTGATCGACTGCTGGGACGGGCTTGCGGGTGCCGGTGCCCCCGCGCTCGACTTTGCAGGGCAGGCGACAGAGCTGCTCGTGCGCTCCTACCGGGGGGCGCTCACGTTGCGGAACAAGACGGGCGCCGAGGGGGCGAGCATCGATCTGATGCCTGGCCGGGTGACCCTTGAGCCCACCGTAACGAGCGGCACGTTCATCGTGAAGGGTTTAGGCCCGCCGGTGGATGATCAAAGCACAGGGTCCGTGACCTTGGACGAAACAGCTCTAGTCAGTCCCGGAAGTCTTGCGGAGACCGTCGTGGTGTCAAAGGCACACCTTGCTGTTGCGTATGACAGTGATGGCGGTTTGCTGGACATGCAAGTGTGGGCTGAGCGTGGTCACATAAAGGTTTCTCCAACAGCCATGCAGGTCGACATGTATGACACGTCCGGGGCGCTGGTCCTCTCCGCCACGCAAGCAGACGCGGTGTTGGCCGCGGATGTTTACCATGTTGGCGATCGTCCGATTGTCCTGGCGCCCCTCGCCACTTACCGTGTCGAAGTTTCCGTTACAGACGCTGTAGGAACAATCGTACAAACACGGTCGGTTGTAACCACGCCATGATCGAACTGTCTGTTGATCACGCGCTAGGGAAGGCTCCCGCTAAGGGACCACTCGATCACGCCCTCGCCCTGTACCTCTACTAGGGATATTCCCTCGTCTGCGGAGGGTTCGATCATGAACATGCCCTTAGACGCTATAGGATACACGGTGGTGCCCTGGGTGGCGTGCGTGACACGAACGTCTAGGTCCCCGCCAGACTTGCTCCGCACGTACAGGAGCCGCCCTGTGAGACTTGCGGGGGCAGGCAGCGCGACGAACGCTGACGGTGAGGAGATGGCATAACTTTTTTGGCCAATTTCCGTGTCTGCCGACTGGCGCCCCGTACCTAGTTGGGGTGTGTAGAATGTGCCGGGGTCCGAACTCCCCGCGTCACAGGACCCGGAGGAGGACTCCTTGACGACGATGTTCGTAGGAGACAGTGAAATACTCAAGCTAGGCATGGTGAGACTCTATTACTGCGAAAAACGGTCTACAAGTTATAAGTAGCGCACGCCCCTGGAGCGCCCTACCCATTGGTCGGGCTGTGGGCGGCCGGTGCCGTACCTCTCAAGGCTGACATCCTTCCAGTTCTCCGCTGCGCGGAGAACTTCCAGGTGCTGTGCGATGAACTGCCCGGGGTCACTGGCTCGAGACGAATGGCCTTGCCTGTGGGTGTAGACTCCCCAGTGCTCGTGGTGCTTATCGGGGGCGTGCGTGATGAACATGCCGTGGTAGTACAGCAGGAGTTTCTCCAGTGAGTTCATCTGCCCAGAGGTGGCCGGGACGATTAGCTCTTCCATGCTCTTACCCTCATTTTTTGCCTTCTGCCCCAGCCAGAAGCTACGACGGTCTTCGCGCGGTTCGGTGGAGGGGTCGTCCAGTAGGCCGGGAACTCGGCAGTCTACCTCTACGCCGATTGTGGGGCCGTTCAGCGCATTACCGTGCGGCATGCGGAGCACTGCAGGGTGCAGAAGCGTGATGGCATCGTCCTGGTGGATTATTGCGTGAGCGGGGATATTGGTAACAGAACGATGGTCTGCGTGCAGGTGGCCGCTGGCGGTCTGGTGCACGGTTACCCCGAAAATCTCGGACCATTTGCGCGGCTCGCGCGGCCTTCCTCTAGACCCTTTGGGGCGGGGCTCGGCGCGCCTGTCGTGAACGGTAAGTCCGTGTAAGTAAATTTCGTACCACGCGTCTACGCCGAGGCGCTCTCGGAGTTCAGCGTCAGATGCGCTCTTGCACGACGATAGCTGTCTGTGCAGCCAGTACGCAAGGTCGCCCGGGCTCCAGTTGGACCTAATTTCAGACACGTAGGTGATTCTACTACGGCGCGTGCGGGGACGGTAGGCGCACAACTAACGAGACCAAGTACAGCACTACGGTGCCCCAACCTAAACGAGAAAACGCGCCGGAGTTGATGTCGGTGCCTGGTCTGACTGCGAATGCGCTGCACAGCCTATACGGAGACGGCCACGTCAACGCAACGCGTACTCGAGAGTGCGTGGCCATGCCGGGTGTACGGGACCAGGTTGTTCTAACACCTATGCCCGTAGTGGACGGTCTCGTGCGCTTCTGGGGAGCAGCCAGCTACGACCCCTGCGGAGCTCCTGGGTCTCTGGTGCCTGCTAAGCGGTATACATGGACCCGCGGCCTATTGGACCCCTGGCCCTTGAAGACGTACGGAAATCCGCCCTACGGGGTTTCGCTGAAAGACCCAGAGAACCAGATGTCCGATTACCTGCTAGAGCTGAAGTTACGGGCCGAGCATAAGGCCTCTGGCAAGAAGGGTTCTCCAAAGTTCCCGCCGGGTCTGCCTGTGCCTAAGTGCGGTCTAGCTGACTGGTTGGCAATGCACGCGCAATCGTGGGAGTCGATCTTGCTGGTGCCAAACAGGACCCACCGTAAGTGGCTGCGCGCCTGGCGCAAGCAGTGCACATCTCTGATCGAGATGGACCCACTAGCCTTCCACGGGCAGAAGCAGGCCGCTCCATTCCCGCTGGTACTGGGTTACCGCGGGGATGAGGACGACTACTTCGTGGACTGCTTTTCACACCTGGGTGACCCGGCATGAGTATCAAACCTGAACGCTACCGTGAGCGTATTCGCGCTCTTGAACGCGATCTTGAGAATGCAAAGCGTTTCGAAGGTCTGTCGTTCGACGATCTTCGCGCCGAGATCGAAGCTGCCGAATCCAAAGCCCAAAAGCATCAGGCAAAGGCAGAAGTACTCATACGTAGGGCGCAGGGGCTGAAGTGGCTACGCGATCAAAAACGCGAAGCCGAGAAGATGGCCAAAGAGGCAAACATGGGAGGGCCCCTCGGCAATCACTGGAAGTACAACGGCCCCGGCGGGGCCAAGCGGCTTCGGCGAGACCTGGGAGATCCAGCATGAGTACCTACGTGTGTGGCACGTCCCTATACGGTGCGGATCTCGGCGTACCTAAGTAGCGCGCAACACGCCATAAGGTCCCACGAAAGCGTGTCGCTCTTGCGGGAGCAGCCGAGCGCGCGCTTGTCGACTTCGGCTTGAGCATTCTCCGCAAGGTCCCAGGTCGATCGGATGCGCTCGCTCACGGCGAGGGCATCCAGCGCCATCAAATTTTCGCTGGTCTGGGGCGCTTCCTCCGGGAAGATAGTTAGGCCCAGGAGGTTGAGGTTTATTTCCTCTACGGCATCGGCACCTTCGGAGACGGGTGCCGGAACGCCTAACCGGGTGGTGTCCATTACAGAGCCTCCTGCGGCGGGGCGAAGCCTACGGTCTCGTCTAGCAGGTCGGCGGGACGGATTCCCAGCGCGTCGCACGCATCGTACAAGCGGAGCAGGCTGACGCCCTGCCTGCCCGTCTCGATCATGTAGACCTGGTGTTTGACGATACCGAGCTTGTCGGCCATCTCTCCCTGGTCTAGGCCGGCCGCTTTTCGAGCAATGGCCAAGCGCTGACCGACGTACTCGTCGATTTCGCGCTTTTTTGTGCTTTTAGGCTTCTTTCCTGTGTTTTCCACGGGTGTCTCTGATGCCAGTATAGTCCCGGACTAGTCCGCGTCAAGGCAGGATGTTGACGAATACGCATCTTTGCCCCCAGAGTTATGTCTCTGGAGCTATACGGCCATGAAGTTTGACGAGACGCGCATCCAGTTAGTGAGGTCCATAGAGACGGGAACGCCCGGTACGTTCGACGACGACACTGACTGGGCCGGTACCGTAACGGCCCCTCCAGATCTCAAGTCGCTTACGTCCAGGAACCCGAACGGGCGCGACAACACGATGTCTCTGTGGGTAGGTTATGAAGTACTCGACGACGGCGCCCCATTGGCACGCGGCACCATGTCCTGCACGCTTACAGTGGTGATGTCCTGCAAGGTTGCTGGGCTCGAGCGCCAAGTAATCATGGACGCAGGCTCACAGACAAGCGCCGCCCCCAATACCTTGTACAAGATCGACGTGAAACCCGGCGACCTCTTCACTGTACGTATTAGCAGCGCGGCAAACGAGCCCGTAACCGCTGACGAACTGCGTATTTACGCGCGACCCGCATAACCATCCACCAGATAACAACTCAATGCTTCACTCACTGTTGCACAAGATCTCGCCTTTCCTGTTCGCCCTCCCCCCGCTTGACGGAGCGGCCCCCGCGGCCGAGCCGGCCGCGGCCGAGCCGGCCGCGGCTGCTGATATGCCGCCCCCGGCCGCGCCCGCACCTACGCCGTCAGCGGCATCGGCGCCAGCGCCTGCCCCTGTTGTGGCCTCTCCGGCGGAGCCCGCCGCGCCTAAGCCTGAGCCTAAGCCGGCCAAAGAAGACCCGGCCAAGTTCCTGGATAACCCCATCGTTCGCGCTGAGATCGCCAAGCAGGCCAAGTTGGCCGCCAAGCAGGCCAGGGAGGAAGCCGCCGCCGAAGCCGCACAGGCCGCAGAGCGTGCCCAGATGGCCGAGTCTGACCGGTTGCGCGCCGAGAAGGCCGACGCCGAGAAGGCCAAGCTCGAGGCAAAGACCGCGGCTGACAACGCCATCCGCAGGGCAGGGATCTACAAGGCTGTGTTGGACGGTAAGTATGCCCTTCAGGATGGGGGGTCTGACTACCTAGAGTACTCTGTAGGCAACCTGCTGCAGGCGAATCCGGACATGGACATTTCGGAGGCGGTTGCTCAGACGGTTCAGTCGAGCCCGTTCATGCTAATTCCGGAAACTCCTGTCGCTCCTGTGGCCGCGCAGGAAACACCGGCACTTGCCGCGTCGCCGGTCCCCAAGCCGACCACTGCTCCTGTGGAGCATCACGCGCAGTCCAAGACAAAGGAAAAACCCGTGGACGGTGTTGACACTCTCAACATGACGGCCGCAGAGTATCGTTTGTACAAGGCAAAGACCTACGGCGGGTAGGCCGCTACGCGAACCTGCCAACACGGCACCACTTAGACCTTAGTTAGTTACCATGGACCTGAATAGCATTCTTCCATCTTTGGCGTTCCTCGCACCCATTGTTCAGGACAACTCGCTGGCGCGCGAGTTCAAGGACGCGTTGTACCCCGAGACTCTCTACCGGGCTGAGTGCCCGCGCGTGCTGTGGGCGGGCCAACTAGGCGAGACCCGGACTTTCACGCGGCGTGGTCTGCTCAAACCAGTAACGTCTCCGATCGCAGCTGCGACTGACCCCACCCCCAAGGATCCCTCGTTCGAGCAGTGGTCGGTCAGGGCGGGCCAGTACACTGACTCGATGGACGTCCATATGCCATCGAGCTTTGCTACGCGACAGAGCCTCTTCATGTCCAACATGAAGACTCTTGGCCTTCAGGCAGGCCAGTCGATCAACCGCGTTTCGCGCAACAAGCTCCTTACCAAGTACTGTGGCGGCCACACCGTGGCCACTGCGGCTGAGGGCGGTGGGTCGACTGCTCTTCACGTGGCCTCACTTAACGGGTTCACGCATGTCATTGTGAGCGGCGCCGAGATTCAGGTCAGCGCACAGAGCCCCAAGGCCATCACACTCGGCGGTGTGGCCGCATCGGTCGTTCTGGCTGCTCCGGACGATGAGAGCATGCCCCTCGGCCCCGGCACTCTCACTCTTGCCGTGTCGACCACGTGGGCTGACGCGGCCCCAGTGCTTGCCGCGGACCGCCCGTACATCGTGCGCTCCGGCGGCGGCTCGAGTGTTGACGCCATCGCCAGCACCGATGTCATCACCAGCGCCGACATCCGGCACGCGGTGGCTGTCATGCGCCGGGACGGCGTGCCCCGTCACCCCGACGGGTACTACCACCTACACGCGGACCCCAAGGCTCTTAGCCAGATCTTTGCGGACGATGAGTTCCAGAACCTGAACCAGGGCGAGCTCGACAGCCTCCCCTACAGGGAGTTCGTGCTCGGCAAGATCCTCGGTTGTCTGGTCATCGACAACAACCAGGCGCCTAACGTGCACACATCGGCCCCCGATGGCGAGTCTGGCCTTCTTGTCAGCGCGCGGACTGGCGCTGACTCCCCCGCGCGGCTTTCGCCTGAGTACTGGGCAGAGATTCGAAACGCTACTGGCGTTGGTCTGCTCCGCACCGTCATCACCGGCGGCGACAGTTGCATGGAGATGTACATCGATGAACTGTCGGAGTACATGACCGAGGCAGGCGTGGTCGGCAAGGTCGGCAGCTTCGCGGTCACCAACAGTAGTCTGATCATTCCTCTGGACGGGATTCGGCTCATCATCCGCGCACCGCAGAACAGGCTCCAGGACACTGTGAGTCTCACCTGGTCGATGTCAGGTGACTGGGGTATCGCCGCCGACTTTCTGGGCGGCGTCAGCGGAGGCCGCTACAAGCGCGGCGTGTGCATCGAGCACGGAAGCGACGACTAAGGCTGAGTTGGGCCTAACCAAGCAGGATTAAAAGATGTCTACTGTAAAGCAAGTTCTTGATAAGGCGGCTCCGCACGCAATGGCGGACATGTTCCGAAAGATTGGCCTCGGAGGCCTTCTTGAAGGCCTCCGTGCCCGGAAGGCGGCTTTCACCGGCCTCGCTTCGTCGGACACTCAGGTGCACCCCTACGCGGCCACTATTCTGTCGGTTGAGAATGTGGAAGGCACTCCGCTGGCCATGGTCACCGGTGGCTCTGCGGACGCATCTGAAGTGTCTGTGGAATACGATGCTGACGGCGTCCCCACCTTCGTGTTCGCCGCGGCTGTCACAGCGTACACTGTGAACGAGTGCTGCCTCATCGGTAGCCTTGCTGACGATCTCGAGGAAGACGCGCAGGCCGGCGTCTAGGTATCACTTAGTTTTAAGCTTAGTTAGGTTGGGTTGGGTTACCCGGCGACAGGAGCACGGTTCTGTCGCCGGGTTTTTATTTGAGGATTAGTTCTGGACCACTTCGAGTTCTTCGACATGTGCGGTGACTGTAGGAGTAGCGGTAAATACACCGGGTATCTTCTAGTGGACATATGCAGGACATGCGCCGGCATGGGCTGGGTAGCCAAGGGAAAAGGCTTGTCGGAGGCAAAGTACGCGGAGTACTTGAAGATGGCCGAAGAGATAGAGCGCCGCGGGTTTGGCGAATAGAAGTACCGTGTGTATACTTTACGTGAGGTTTAGCCATGAGTAAGCGTGCACTAGCTGTTCCCGTCAGGAAAGGCGGCCCCAACACAGCCGATATGCTGGCCAGAATTGAGCATCTGGAAGAGCGCCTTTCGACTTTTGAAACGGCGTGTCCGCCTGAATTCCGGAAGTTGGCGCCTGACACCGTGGCCAAGGCCATAGACCTGGACGGCGCGACATCGTTCGAGGTGCTGCGTAACTACAAGCACGGGTCTATAAGGCTCAGCGCCGGGCAGGTCGTTCGGGCGGACATGTACAATCGGATCATGGACCACGTGCACAACGGTCTGCTCCTGGGCCGCGTGGCGGACCGTGAGGGCGTTCTGGAGAAGTACCGGCAAGAGGCAGAGGCCAAGCGGGAAGCGGCTGCGGCAGCCCGGCAGGAGCTCAGGGAGCTCGCCGCTCTTGAGGCAGCCAAACTGGCCATGTCGATGGACCCTGACCCTGAACCTGAGCCTGAGCCTGAGCCCTACGCAGAAGATAAGGCTGAAGAGGGCGAGTAGGCGTGGTGCGCTCAGCTGTCAAACTGGCAGTAGGCCTGCCGCAGCCAAAGCCATTGACCGACTCGACTTTGGCTGAACTAGACGAATGCGCGCGGGCTTTCAGTAGAGCGATATCTGAGCACACGGCATCCCTAGAGTGGCTCAGCGGCGAGGATCTAAGTATAAGGCTCAAGTAATGTCCCGCTGGACATCCAGGTACGATCGAATGGCACGTGACAACACGTGCCGGGATCATGCCCTGCGAGGAAGCAAACGCTGGAGCGCTGTCCAAGCGCTAGAGCACGCGGAGACAGAGCTAGAACGCTACGGCACGCGCACCCACGTGCAGGCTAAAACGCCTGCCAGGGTGTCCCGTATGGGCGTCACCGTGTCCGCCAAACTGGTGCTACTTCCGCACGACTGGAACGAACGCAGCGCTTACAGGAAGGCGCTGCTGCTACTGCACGAGCTCGTACACGTTCGGCAATGGCGTAAGTACCTGTTTTTCGGCGCGCGCTGGTCTACCAGTCCCCGCTTTCGCGTGGCTATGGAGGCGCAGGCGTACCGTGAGAGCGTGTCCGCAATGGTGATGCTCGGATACTCCGACGATAGCATTGCGGACTACATAAATAGACTTAGCGTCACGTTCCACAAGACGTACCATACAGGTAACGTTGACGTGGACATAGGTCCGTGCTTGCGAGATTCAGTTTCTGAGGCCCAGATAGGCCTGCGGGGGTAGTGGTGAATAAGTTTTTGGCGTTGTTAGTTGCTGCTGTTCTCGCTGGATGTAGCGGTGGCGGCTGTAGTAGGTCTATGGCTCACACGAAGCAGGAAGCCCCTGTTTTGGACTCAGTCAGCATGGCCCAGCGTGTTCTGGACTCCACCGTGAAGGTGACTACTGGCGGCGGGCACGGGTCTGGCGCTGTGGTCGGGAAAGGCGTGGTGTTGACTGCTGCGCACGTCGTGGACGGTCTCGAGGACATGCCGGTCATACGCGCACGCGGCGGCGAGGTGTGCCCCGTCACGCGCGGCGTCATCCTCGTAGGGATGGACGCCGCCCTGCTGTGGTACACGGGGTGTAAGGCGCTCAAGCCGCTTCGGGTGGCCAAGGAGGAAGCCCTGGAGGGTGAGACCGTCTACCTGGCGGGGGCGCCGTTGGACGCTGAGTGGAGCATCACAAAGGGTATCCTGTCTGACGCCGATTACACTTACGCCGGGATTAGGTACTACGTTTCTGACTCCGTAGCTCATCCAGGAATGTCTGGTGGGCCCATGGTCAACAGTCGGGGCGAGCTGATTGGCGTCGTGGTGCGCATACTGACCCCCGGAGGGTACGCTTGGGGCGGCAAGACTCTTTGTGTTCCCGCCGCAGAAACCCTCAAAGACCTCGAGGCTTCCGGGGTACCTTTGTAGTGTCCGCTACGCAGAGCCAGGCGCTGCTGCTATACTGCTTGTTGTGGCCTTCAGCGTTCAAGAAAAGGCCCGTATACGCGGGCATTTAGGTTACCCTAACATAGGGTCAATGACCGTCTTGGCGCTAGGTGTGCCTTCGGCCGGGCATCCTATGTTTCTGCTCGAACGGCAGATGGACAAGGTACTGCCAGAGGCAGAGCCCAAGATTAGAAGTATCCTCTGCGAGTGTGACGCCGTTGAAGGCCAGCTAAAACAGGCACGCGGCCGTTTGGGCGTTGAGATAAGCGCCAATACAAGGTTCCGCCCCAGGGAGGAGTTGGACGACCTCATGGACTTGTACGACTACTGGACTGACTCATTGGCAGACGAGCTCGCGGCGCAGAAGAACGTGTACTCTGCCAAACACCGCGGATCCGGATACATGCTGGTATAGGCTTATGTGCACGCTATCGTTCAAGTTATTTTTCTTGCTGGTGTCCCTTCTTGGCGTAATTCTGTACGCGCAGGGAAGGCGATTAGACTACACGGATAAATAACGATGATCGCTCTGTGCCTAGACGAGAATACGCAGAACCTCGGAGGAGGCGGAAGCGGAGGAAGTACTGTAGTGCAGTACTCAGGCACTACTTATGTGTATGCCGAGAAGCAGTCTTCTCCGGACTGCCCTGAAGAGTGCGTGCAGTCCGGAGAAGACTGCTTTGAAGGGTACAGCGACTGTAGCGAGTACTCGGGCGAAAATTTAAACGACGAGGCCGAATTATGCGGGCCCGGCCCTGGCAACGAGCCAGTAGGCCAGCTGTATGAAACGGACTCGAGCGGGTGCCCCGGCGAAATTTTCATCGGAGCCGCCGAATTATGCGCGCCAGGTCCCGGCAATCTACCGGTGGCAGGACTCACAGGAGTTCCCGTAACTACAGCCGCGTGCTCCTGCGGGTAAGGTTCTCGAGTGTCGCTAGCCCAGCAAAGATCGGTAGATATTGCACGCAGGGAGCTACACGTGATGGGCCTCCGCGGGTATCGCGTGTTCTTGGTATGGCAGAAACGCGGCGTCAACGGGGCTTACGAGGATGTACGCAAGATCGAGCTAATGCCGGTGAACGCGCAGCAAGTCCGATCCGTGGGGTGGCGCAGCGGGCCGTCCGGCATGCACTCAGACGGCGCGCTGCAGCTCACGGAGGTTTCCCCTGCACAGGTATCGGAGCATGACTTGTTAGGGCACGTGGACGGCGTGGACCCGCCTGACGGCGTGGAATTCTTCGTGGAGATCGTGCGCTATGCACGGTGCGCGGGCGACCGCCCCATCCCGCAGCGGTATACCCCGTCGGGGCTTCCCGAGTATGACGCCGAGAACTACCAGTGGGTTATGAACGTCACCACACAGCAGAATCCCAGGACGGAAGACGGTGAGGATCAGACGCTAACGACTAAGCCCGGACCACGCAGAAAGCCCAGCCTAAGAATTTAGGCTGGGCTTTCTGCGCGGAGGGTCTGCGCGCACTAGGCCGGCGTAAAGCACGTGTCGGCCGCGGCGTGCTGCCAGTCGTCGCTGCCCTCGGGCCCTCCCATGGAGCGGTACAACCCAGCGATTTTCACGACTTCCCGCAGCGACAGAAACCGGAAGCGTTCGGCGTTGTCTTCTACAAACCGTGTGATGGCGCGTAGGTGGACATCGTCCACAATGCCGTAGGGCACTAGCATGTTGCACTCTTCTACAACGTGGCGGATTCTGAGCACGATCTCTCGTGTGGTCCCGACGTTCAGGGGCAGATAGAGCGCACGACTCATGACCGCACCCACGTGGGGCGCCAGTTTGCCGCCCTTTTTGATCACCGCGTCTAGGCACGTATTCAAGATCACGATCAACGACCCCGCGAAGGGGAACGTGTTTGGGATCCCCTCACGGCGCAGGGCGGCCGACCGTTTCTCCCAAGAGATCTGCCTCAAAGGCTTGCTGTCGGTCGCCGCCTTTAGGATATTTAGGCCGTCCAGGGTATCGAGGATGCTATCGGCATCGTCTAAGCATAGTACGCCGCCGTTCTTTACGGACCACAGTTTGGGGATCAACCCCGCGGGGCTTACCGCGCCGGTCACAATCTGAATAGCGCGGCCTTGTTCTCGGGCAGCCTCGAGCTTTTTGATCGTGGGGTATGACTTGCCGATGCCTCCCGGACCGCTGATGATAAGCGATGGGACGTGCCCGGAGATCACGCGGTCCACTAACTGAGCGGCGATCGTGAACCTGCGCCGGATTCGGGATAGCGTTTGCTCTTCCGTTTCGCGCCCGTCGGGAGTGATCGTGCCGTGGATCGCATAGTGCGATTCCGCGGCGAGCTCGGCCACACGACGCGTGTCCACGTGGTGCTCTATGCCGTCGGGGTCACAGTACACCCACCCGTCGGGCTTGCCGCCTTGGCCGTAGTATTGCCGTGCGCGGTACAGCCCGTTCGCGGCGGAGTACTTGTTATTGCCGGCCGCGTCGGTCCCGTTCGCAGACCATACGAGTGTCCGTTTTGCAGTGTTCGTTGTTTTTACTTGGGCGCTCACGAGGTGACGCGTTTCTCGCGCTTGTCCCTAAGGAAAGCAGACGCCGCGCGTAGCGCAGTGCGCACGTTTTCGCGCGCACTGTCCAAGGCCCCGCTGGCCTTGTCACGCTGCTTTTGTCCCCAGTGAAACATGCGCACGTGTAGGTAATCTCGAAAGGCTTGGTCGTAGTCTTCCCGCGCAAGCCGGATGTTTTCGATGTAGTCTTGGAGTGTTTCGCCCATACTGATATTGTAGTTCTTAGCTATCGGTTGGCAAGCGCCCCGGCGTGGCATTCGATCAGAATCTGGACTGCTTTGCGCAGTACGGTATCGGGGTCCTCGGATGCCAGGGCGGCGTATAGGGATGCCTCAGCAGCGGCCCTGGCGGCGTATAGGGATGCCTCAGCAGCGGCCCTGGCGGCGTATTCGGCGGCGTATTCGGCGTAGGCGGCGGCATCGGCGGCGTTGCTGGCGTTGGCGGCGGCATCGGCGGCGTTGCTGGCGTAGCGGGCGAATGCGGCGCGGCTAGCGACATTGGAAGCTGCCCTAGCCGCTCTTCCCGCGGATTCCAGGTCTTTGGCAGATTCGCACGCCACTGCGTGGTCCTCGAGCCCGGCCGCGCGGAGCGCGGTCGGCAGGATCTCACGGATCACGCGAAGTAAGTACTGTCGCGTCCAGCCTTCCGCCGCTTCTGACTCTGTCAGTAGAGCCAGAGGCAGGCACGCCTTTGTGCGGGCGGCGTCGGAGCTCCAGCCGGCATCGTTCAGTACTTGGCAGGCCCGGTCAGTGGGACTGTCGCCGTCCGGAAGGTCCGTCCATTCAGGCAGTTCCAGTGCCAAGCAACGCAATTCACGCACGCACACTTTACAGGCGCCTTTGTCGTGCTTCCCGGCGCGAAGAACGCCGCCGTTTTCGGCCAGTAAGTCTTTGAGTGTTTGGATGTTCATCGCTGATACTGTAATCCTTAGTTACAGGTTGGCAAGGTGAGTTTTTCATCAGGGGCCAATTAGGCGGCCCTGCGCAACTGTACCAAACGAGCCGCGGGGCCGTGTGCCGCGATCTGCACGTGTGCTCGAGCCTTGGACGATGTGCCGCCGCACGCCCCGCACTTGTCGCATGACAGTTTGTGCCCTGCCTCCGCGCTGGCGGGGCAGACCAGGAAGCCCGGCGCGCGCGGTTCGGCCTCCGCGGTCACGCTGAACACGCGGTACCCAAAGGCCTCCGCGGCTTCGGCATCGCCGGGACCGTCGCAGCTGGCCATGCACAGATCCGCCAGTGCGAAGCCCTGTCTCCATTGGTGTGTGTAGCCCATCGCGCCTGACGCCCCGCGCGTGAGGCTTAGCCACACGCTCCGCGGCGCCGCTGCGGGGTCGCCGTAGGACCCAAGGCGCACCTTGCGGCCGCTGCCAAGGGCTTCGATCGAAGCATACTTGCGCAAAAGCCGCTGCTTTTGGCGCCGTTCTTTCGGGGGCAGTGCCGCGTCATGAGGGCGGTGCACGCCCGCATACGCGTCCGACTCAAGCGAAGGGTACTTTCCGCGCTTGTACGCGCGGAAGACACTAAGGGGAGCTTGCCCGACGTTCACGTAGCAGGATCTGCCCTTCATGGTCCCTGGCACAGTGGATCGGTGCACACAACTGCCGCAGATAGCATAGTCGGCGCCCGATCGGACCGCGTCACGCGGGTCCACGTCCGCGCGCATGATCCACGTCTGAAGTACATTCTTGGTCTTGCTGTTTTTGCTGGCGCGCACGTAACCGGTCACAATTACGGCGATGGGCGCGCCGTCTAGCAGGCTGGGGCCTTCATAGATAATCATGCGAACATCCCTTCGACACGGCTTTTGGGGTTTTGCTGTCGGTGTCGCCGCGCTAGGTCGCGTTCGACGGCGTCAGGGGTGGGTGCGAAAATGCGTTCGTTGCTCACACCCCTAAAGCCCCGTTCCGCTTGCGCGGATACGGGGCTGGCGTGGGGTTAGCGCTATTACGCGGGGTCGGGATCCTTTTCGCCGTCGAATCCGCGGAATACATAGTCGGGGTGCCTAAGCCCGTTTTCGTTGTCTGGGTTTTCCAGGCTCACCAGGCCGGATTCGACTAGCCTGGCGGCTTGCAGGCCGTAAAACTGGATCGTTCCGGTGCAAACTTCCCCCCGTGAGATTCCCGTGAAGTATCGTTTTGCGTTTTTCATGTGTTCAACATAGTCCTTAGTTACAGGTTGGCAAGGGCCCCGGTGTGACATTCGACCAGAATCTGGACTGCTTTGCGCAGTACGGCGTCGGGATCTTTGGTGGTCTTGGCGGCGTATCTGGCGGCAGCGGCGGCGTCGGGATCTTTGGTGGTCTTGGCGGCGTAGTAGGCGGCGCCAGCGGCCCTGGCGGCGTATTCGGCGGCGTATTCGGCGGCGGAGGCAGCGTTGTAGGCCCTGGCCGCGTAGTAGGCACCCTTAGCCGCTCTTCCCGCGGCTTCCAGGTCTTCGGCAGATTCGCACGCCACTGCGTGGTCCCCGAGCCCGGCCGCGCGGAGCGCGGTCGGCAGGATCTCACGGATCACGCGAAGTAAGTACTGCTGCTCCCAGCCTTCCGCCGCTTCTGACTCTGTCAGTAGAGCCAGAGGCAGGCACGCATCTGTGCGAGCGGCGTCGGAGCTCCAGTCGGCATCGTTCAGGATCTGGCACGCGCTGTCAGTGGGACTGTCGCCGTCCGGGCTGTCCGTCCACTTCGGCAGGTCCAGTGCCAAGCAACGCAATTCACGCACGCATACTTTACAGGCGCCTTTGTCGTGCTTCCCGGCGCGAAGAACGCCGCCGTTTTCGTTCAGGAGGGTTCTGAGTGTTTGGATGTTCATGGTGGTACTGTAGTCCTTAGCTATCGGTTGGCAAGGGGGTCGTGTAGGCCAGTACCCGAATAATCGGTGTCAGGCCAGCAAATCGGTCTGGAAGTTGCTCCAAAAGCAACCTACGTGCCGTATCTTCCGTCATGCCGACCGCGTAAGGGAATCGAAAGACGGCGTCGTTGTCTCCGCCAGGGTCAATGTCCGCCCAAGCCAGGAAGAGCGCTTGTGGTGGGTAGAATTTCATCGGGCAGTCCCGATTAGGCGTAAAACCCGGACAAGCGCGGGGCGTTCTTGCCTCTGACGGTTACGCTCACGGACCCGGCCCGGTTGACTTTGAGGTATCCGGAGCTAGCCAGCGCGGCCACAAACGGATTCGACGCACCATAGGCGCCGAGATTGTGTCGGTCGAACGCGCCCGCGCGGTATCCGGGCCGGTAGCTGCGGATACACTCGAGTGCCTTGTGCTGGCTTTCGGGGAGATCCCCCGCGGTAGGGATTTGTTCCTGCGGGACCCATTGGGCCAGTGTGGCGGCCGTCATGAGCACGCGTGCGTGCGTGGGCTTACCCCCACCCTCATGGCCCATCAAGATCGCGTAGTTCGGCGGGATCTGGAATGTGTCATGGCCGTCGTCAACGGCGGATGTAGTGAAACCGTTGGAGCCTCCCCAGCATCCGTGCTGGACGGGGGGCGCGAATCCGTCGCGCATGTTGACAACGGCGAGCATGCCGCGCATTCCCTTGCCGGGGGACGTTGCCCATGATGGCGCGTATTCGTCGCGAATTTGGATCTGTACAGTGGGTTTTGCGAAGCCCATGCGAGTCAGTGCGCTTTGCAACGGCGAAGGCAGGATTTTGGTGGGTACGTGTACGTTTTTCATCGGGTGTTCTCACTGTCTTAGCCCCGTTCCGATCGTGCGGATACGGGGCTGGTAAGGCGCGGGTAAGGGGCCCGTATTTTCATCAGTGGTTGTAAAAGACTGCGATCCCGCGGGGCAAGGTTACTCCGCTCATATCATTAATGAACAGATCCCGCGCATATGCTTCATAGTCAAAGTAACATGCGAGCTTGCCAAGCTCTAGATCCTCCAGATCCGCGGCGTAGGCCTCGCGGCTGTCGTAGACCCCGCAAAAATGTTCGTTGACAGCTTCCGTTGCGCACACTACGTCGCTGTAAAAATCGAGCACACAACGGGCATCGCTCAGGCTCAGCTCGCGATCCTCGCAAAGCGCGTAAAACTCGAGGATGGCCACGATCTCGCCAACCTGAGTGTTCTCGCGCACGCTGTCCGGCAAACCCTCGTGGTCATGGATCGCGTACTCTACCGCGCCGGGTTCGGGGCTGTTTTCGAGCATATCGTCGATCTCATCCTGGATGTCGCTGGCGTCCAGCCCATCCAAGTCGATCCAAGTGCCGTGCAGTTTGCCGGCGTTGTAGGATGCCAAGCAAGCGACGTAGATTCGGGGTTCGTCCATGTGTTCAACATAGTCCTTAGCTAGGGTTTGGCAAGGGGCCCGCGCCGAATTTTTGAACGGCGGAGGGCAATTAGGCGGTCGGAATTTTGAACGGGTGGGCCGCAATTAGGTAGTCTCCCGCGTAACCCGCGGGAGACTACCTACCTATACCTACCTATACCTACCTATACTTACATATACTTACATATACTTACATATACTTACATATACTTACATATACTTACATATACTTACATATACTTACATATACTTACATATACTTATGGTGTAGCGCGCATTGTCGAGATCGGTCAGGTCGGTCTCGGTCTCGGTCTCGGTCTCGGTCTCGGTCTCGGTCATGGTGTCGCGGTCGGCAGGGGAGACGCTCACGAGTGCGTGCCACGCGGCAGCGAATCCAGATTCGTGCTCCGCCGCGACGGCTGCACGAAGGGCAGCGAGAGCAGCGGCGGCGGGGACGCGAGCGATTTCCTGTGAGTCGCTGAACGTAGCGTACCCGTCCTCGTCGACCTCGTCGCAATCGAGGCCCGCGCAGTCGGATGTGGTGTGACAGCCAAGCCGCACGAGTTCCGCCTGGAGGCCGTCGCGCACCAGCGTTGCGTCGTCGGCGGTGAGGGTGGTCTCGCGGACGCTGCGATCGATCTGGGGGAGGCGGATTTTTACGGGCGTGGTCATGGTCTCGTTCTCCTGTGGGTGTTGGGTGGGGTGGGGTTAGGTGGGGCCCGGCGGGGCCCCCAGTGTCTCTGCCGCGGCGGCCTCTTCGACCAACCGCGCAGCGAGTGCCCGCGCGGCGTGGACAGACAGACGCACGACCACGCCCGGGTGAGAGATGCCGTACGCGTCGAACTCTGAAATCGCGACGGCGACCCCGGTGTCGCCGCTGAGTACGCGATACTCCGCCGACGCCGATCCGCTGACGTCCTTGTGCTTCGGGTGCCGCTTCAGGGTGGCCCGGGCGCTCTCGTGGATGGTGCGGGTCGTGGTGGTCTGCGTCATGGTCTCGTGTCTCCTGTCTCCTGTGGGTTCGGGGTGGGCTGCGGTCCTGTGGGTGTTGGGTGTTGGGTGGAGCTAAGCGTGGGACTCGATCCACTCCCGGGACGCGTCGTCCGCGTCGCGGTACGTCACAGACGTGAGCCCCTGCTCACCGGTATCGCTGCGCTGCGCCCACGTGTCGGTCACGCGGTAGCGCCCGCAATGCCGACAGACTTCCGTGATGATCACGCCGCCCCCGCTGCCCCACACGCCAGGGTTCTCCTCGAGGCCCCCGACGACCTCGTACGGGGAGCACCAATCGTGCTCGTGCTCGTCGTCGCAGCCGGGCTCGTCGGGCTCGATCTCGACCGTGTGGCGCTCGCGGTCCACCTTGACCTCCTCGAGGTAAGGTGCGTCGCCAGGTGCCGGCGGATCATAATCGTCGTCGTCGCAGCGCCGGAGCACGAGCGCCACGCGCCACGCGTAGACGTCGATCCAGATCGTCGAGTCGCTATCTTCCCAGCCTCCGTCGGCGACATACTCGCGGGCCGCCGACGCGGCGGAAGTGGCGTGGGGGTACTCGACATCCGCGTTGCCGTCGTCGGCGGTCCAGCCGGGCAGCAGGATCGCGAGGCCGTCCCAACTCGTGTCGTCGCTGTGAGAGTCGTCGACGGTGCTGAGCCCGAGGTCCGCGGCGACGACCGCAGGGTCCTCACCAGCGGTCAGCCGCTTCTCGATGATCTGGCGGAGATCTTGGGGAGGGGAATCTTGGAGGTCCATGTGTTCAACATAGTCCTTAGCTAGGGTTTGGCAAGGCCCAGGGCGCCGAATTTTTGAACGGCGGAGGGCAATTAGGCGGCGGAAATTAGAACGGGTGGGCCGCAATTAGGTAGTCTCCCGCGTAACCCGCGGGAGACTACATATACTTACATATACTTACATATACTTACATATACTTACATATACTTACATATACTTACATATACTTACATATACTTACATATACTTACATATACTTACATATACTTACATATACTTACATATACTTACATTGTGCTCGAGTGTGCTGGCCTGGTAGGCCATGGGTCAGGCGATCCTGCCTTGGGAATCGGCCCGGACCATGATCCGATCGTGGACCGAGGCGTCGGGATCTTCGTCGTATGCGTCGCCTGCAGCTTCGCCGCCGTAGCATACGGCGGCCGCGCGTGACCAGCACACTACGTCGATCGTGACGGGCTGGCCTGTACAGGCGGACACCCAGCGCGTGGGACGCGGCAGTGTCGTTGTGTGCGGGGGATCTGGTGTCTGGGTCCATGGGGGGTCTCAGTACCCCAGCCAAGACAAGATCGACCACGCACAGACGCGCTCGCGGCCGATGATCTCGCTCGCGAGCACATCCTGGGTGTGGGCGTCGTCCGCGGCAAAGCCGTGTTCGGCGAGTACTCGCAGCGCGTAGCGTGGCGTCCAGTAGACGAGATCCTCGCCGTCGTTATAGGCGTCGTAGATTTGATCCGCAGTGCACATGTTCGTTCTCTCCTACTGCCTAAGGCCCGACCCTTGCGGGTACGGGCCGGGCCTTAGGTGCGCGTCCAGGGTCACAGTGGGCCGGGTCATGAGACCCGGCGGAGATCCTCGGGGTCGTACTCGGGATCGCCCTCGACGACGCCGTCCGGCACTGTGTCTCCGAGATACAGGCGGGTGCCGGCCACGTCACGGGCCACAGTACGCGGTGCCCGCCCGTCGTCGGGGCAGGGCCGGCCCTGGGCCTTGCGGCGTGATCGGTACACTGCGCGTTCGTGGGCGGCCGTGGCGGCCGCCACCCGCATGTCAGTGCGCGTGGTGTCGGACACTACAGCCACCCGCCCATCATCGACGCGAAGGTGCCCAGGATCGTGGCGTAGATCAGCACGAGACCCACGACGGTGGCGGCGGTGTTGGCAGGGTTGGCGTTGGTGAGGGTTTCGGTGTTCATCTTGTCTCACTGAGTATGCACGGGGCAGGCCATACGTGAATTCAGGTACTTACAGGCCCCGCTATGACACGGATGTCGCGGTCAAAAAGTGCAGATCCGTCTAAGTAGCCGAATTCGGGTCGGTTCTCGATGCGTGACATAAATGTCGCGGTATGACAGCAGTGTCATGTCAGCTGATGTAGGTGCCGATCTGGTAGGCGTCGCCGTCGTCAGACGCCCCCGTGCTGCCTACGTGCCGTGATAGTCTGCACCAGGACGCCCCAGGACGCACCAGGACGCCCCAGGCCCGGGGGAGGGCTGTCCACCCCTGTCACCCTCCGGAACACCCCCGGGCCGCGCTGAGCGTGTCTGACAGGACCTGCCACCCCGCAGCGTTGCGGATGGCCTCTTCGACCGCCGCCGCCGCGCCCGCCGGCGAGTACCCATAGCCGGGGAACAGACACTTCGCACCGGAGTAATGTACGCATTCGACGTAATAACAGCCTCGGACCCGCTCGTGGGGCCATTGGCGCACCGTCCAGTGCACTCGACCGGCGGAATCTCCGAGCAGCACGACGCGAACGCAATCGAGATTGGGCAGGGTGAGCTGCCGGCCGCGGGGGGTGGTGGCGGTGGCTGTGCTCATGGTCCGGTACCCGGTGGTGTCATTGTGTCAGCTCGCGGCGGCCGTCCGGGTACACGTCCACGATCTTGAGCGGGCGCAGCACGTAGTCGATCACCGCCGGGTCGTCGCGCACCCACGCGGCGTCTTCGGCGGTGAGGGTGATCTCTCGGACGCTGCCGTCGATCTGGGGGATGCGGATTTTCATGGTGTTCATGTCGTGTCTCCTGTGGGTGTTGATGACCCGCCCACGGGCGCGGAGCATGCTCGGCGCCCGGACGGCGGTGCGTCAGTCCGCGACGTGGGTGTCTCCCGTGGGTCGATACAGGCGGATGGCCGGGCCTCGATCCCGCGGAATCTCTACAAGCTCCAGCAGCCCGGCGCGCACCAGCCGCGCGACGGGCGCGTTGCGCAAGCCGTCGGTGCAGCGTCGACCGTGGACCCACGCCATGCACTGCTCGGCGAGATCTGCCTCGGTCACGCCTTCGGGCAGGGCCGCCAAGAGCTTGGCGACCGATACCGGCGCGCTCGCACGGATGCGCTGCTGGTGACGGCACTCCGCCCGGATGTAGTCCAGGCACTCGCGCGCGATCTTGGGCAGGCTCATCGTCACTCGATCCCGTCTGCACGCAGCACGCAGCGGACCTGCGATTCCGTGGCGTCTACGGTATCCGCCACGATCTCGACCAGCGCGTCCGTCGAGATCTCTTGGTTGGCCACCCACGCGTCGTAGGCGCAGCGGCTAATTTCGAGGCGGAGGGCGGTGGGCACGCTCTCGAGTCCGGCGGCGCCGGTCAGGTCGACGCTGCGGAGGTCGACGGTGCGGAGGTCGGCGCCGCGCAGGTCGGCGTGGGACAGGTTGGCGCCGGTGATGTCGACGGTGCGGAGGTCGGCGTCGGTCAGGTCGGCGCCGGTCAGGTCGGCGTCGGTCAGGTCGGCGCCGCGCAGGTCGGCGTAGCGCAGGTCGGCGTAGCGCAGGTCGGCGTAGCGCAGGTTGGCGCCGTGCAGGTTGGCGCCGCGGAGGTTGGCGCGGCGGAGGTCGGCGCCGCGGAGGTCGGCGCCGCGGAGGTCGGCGCCGCGAAGGTTGGCGCGGGCGCCCTGCGACGGATCCCGCAGCCACGCGGCGTGGTCAGCGAGTACGTTTTGGATTTCGGTGGGTGTCATCGCGTCACCTCGACAGTCGCGGTCACGACCGCGGTCAGTGAGTGGGGTGGTGGGTGTCATGGTCTTGTCCACGTCTCTTATCCTTGCAGGTAGCGTGCCAGTCCCAAATGAGGCTGGCCAGGTGCCCGGGGATCCGATCCTAGCGCACCTTGCGGCCGGAAACGACGTTGGAGACCATACCAGCGAGACAGACAACGGCAAAAAGCGTGGTGAACATCGGAGTGAGTGCCTTTCGGGGAGGGTCTGCCTCCCCGCCTAGCTCGAAGCAAGGCGCTTGCCAACGAATCCCGATAGCGGCGCCAATCGGGAAAGATAAGCAATCCCGCTTGTTTGCCAGAAAAGGCCGATTCCTGGGCGGATTCCGCGCGTCACGCAAGCTATGACATTGGGATCATGGTCCGCCACACGCGACTCCGGCCAATTGGCGAATTCTCGAGGTTTATCGGGATGTTAGCGCAACGGCCAGCCTATGATCCAAATGTCGCGGTTTATGGGCGCGATATTGCGCCGTACCGTAAAGCCTAGTGATTAGATGCCTATAGTCGACCCCCTAGGTATGACATGGCTGTCATGGAGCGCGCACGCGCACGCGCACGTAGCAATAGGAGGGCCGCGGTGCGATCCTTATAGAGCCCTAATGATGGTAGCTTGTGGCAAGCTACAGGGCGGGCCCCAGCGAGCCCGGACATGCGCCCCTTACCAGACCACCCCCGATGCGAAACACTGGCAGGGTGGCGCACCGGGGCCCCGGGCGGTGCTGTGCATGTGGGTACTGTCGAGGGGCGATCCTGGGTACTCGGGGGGCGATCCTGGGTACTGTCGGGGGGTTCTCGGGGTACTGTCGGGGTACGGTCGGGG